TATATATATAATTTTCTTTATATATATAATTTTCCTTTGTATATATGAAGACTATTTAAATATTAAGTTTATCAATTGTAAAGACAATATCATCATATCGTCCTTTAATATGTCTTAGATCATATGTTTTAATATATTCTTTTAAATTTTCTGGAACACTATTTATAAGAATATTAATCCAAGACCAAGATTGAACATCCTCAATTATTAATATTCCGTCAGATGTCATTATTTGTGAGTAAAGTTTTATAAATTGTATCATACTTTCTAAAGTATGCGGACCATCATCTAACATAAAATCAAATTTAATATTTTTATTTAAAAAATTAGTATTAAAAAACTCATCACTATAAGCATCAGTTGAAGTATGTAATATTATTCTATCTTTATTACTAATACTATCCCATACTTTATCACTATTCATAATATCTAATCCGTAAACATCAGCATTGATAAAAAAATCTTTCCATAATTTTATACTTCCACCTTGTTGTATTCCTATTTCTAATACATTTTTAGCTGTGTCTTTCTTCTTTATTAATAATTGTTGATAAAGAGGTAAATATGAATGAATAGTATCTTTATCTGTTTTTGTATTATTAACTAATTCTTGTAAACTCATTCAATATATTATAATTAAATTTAATCTTTATATTTAAATTTAAATTTAAATTTAATCTTTATCTTTTAAAAACCAACTTAAAGACAAGTCGCAAAACTATAATTTGGCTAATACTTCTGTATGTTCCACTATAAACTTGCGAACAAGTTCATCAGGTATTTCTGTAAAAGTCACTAATTTTTTATTTAATTCATATTTCTCATAAGCATTTTCTTTTTTTAGTGCTTCTAAAAACAGTTCATTATTTTCATAATATTTTTCACAAGTTTTTGGACCGCATTTCTTGAAAATAGGCATAATATTGTCTGACTTATCACCTAATACAATTTTATAAAACAAATTTTTTTGTGGTTCGCTAAATACTTTGCTACCTTCTTTCAAAAATTTGTTTTGAAAGTTTACAATTTCAGTATGTTCATCTAAAAGTTGCAAATAGTCATGGTCGTTTGCTATAATATATATTTGCGCATCTGAATACTTATTGCGAATGTAATTTTTAGTAAGAGCTATAATATCATCGGCTTCCAAATTAGGAAACTGTAATATACTATTTACGCCGGCCTCATATAAAAGTTTATTGCTATCTTGATAAATATGTTTGAAAAATGGACCTCCGTTAAATTCGTCACCTTTGTCTCGCGAGCCTTTGTAATCCGAATATAAAGTATTTCTCCAAATGTCTTTGCGAGGACAATCACGAGCAGCAATTATTGTAGTAGTTTTTTTATGTATTTTTTGCTTCTTTTTAAAGCCAGCTAACGATTCGCTAAATGTTTTCACAAACTTTTCTAGTAACTCTTCATTTTCATATGGATTTGTTAAAGGTGTTTCAGGATTTGAATGAGCCCACCACCGTATAATAGCAAAATATCTATAAAATATCCAATAACTCGTGTCTACTAATACAAAAATTTTTGGTTCTTGCTTTTGCTGTATTTGCTCCATTATAAATAGTTTATTGTGAAGTATTTATATTATTGAGATATATATTATCAATTTTTTTTATATTTATACAAATTATTTAAAGTTATGTAAATATGCTTATTAGACATTATAAATGAGTGTAATATATACATATAAGAATAACATTCTTATTGTGTGTAATGTTATTAATGTAATTTATCATTTACCTCAAATTATAAAAACTTATAAGACAAAATCTGTCAAAGATTTTGATTCATATTATTTGATTTTGGGTAATCTTCATAGTTTTTGTTGGGTATTGTATAGTATTGAGGATAATAATAGTTTAATGATATTTAATAGTTGTGTTACTATGTTTTCTATTTCTTTTATTAGTTATTATAAATTATACTATTATATTGAGGAGCGTTATAAAAAAAAACAGTTAAATAACATTGCTAGTATTAGTATTGCTACTATTAATATTGACACTAATAAAGAAAATACTATTATTAGTGTTACAACCGACAAATAATCTGTGTGTATACATTATTTATTGAAAAATATGCTTTTTTTCAATAAATCATATTTTTGCTAATAAGTTATTCTTCTTTTATATAACTACTATTACATAATTTTTTTATTATTTTTTCTTCATTATGTTCCTTACTATTTCCTATTGCTACTAATGTATGTGTATAATAATTTTGCTTATATTCATTATTCTGAAAATCCGGATTCTCTTTGGTCCATTTACTTAATGCGCAAAATTGCTTTGTTGATACATCCTTTATTGCCTTTTTTATCTTTTCTTTATTAACGTCTTTCTCCCAATTATCATCATCTTTAATATATAATGATTCGCGTTTTAAGTCTGTACAATGAATAGGTCGTTGATATAACCCTAATTTGCTCATATTCTCAATTATTACATTACTTAGACCGTTCACAAGTCCGTTTTGCTTTGTATAATCAAGCTGTTGTAAGCTAACTTGAATTGATTTTATAAAATCACTCATATTTATAGCATCTTTGCATCTCTCGTTCAAAAATACTTGTATGTTAAATTTATTATTGTTATTATTATTTGTTATGAAATTATTACCTATTTTTGGTAATAATTCGCTTATTTGGTCTTGTTGTTTAATTATTATTTCTCTCATTTCTTTGTTATCGTTCAATAACTTAAATATTAAATCATTGGTTAATTCATTTGCTAAAGTTATTTGACTACTTGAACTATCTAATGTTGTTCCGTTTTGTATTAATTTACATTTTTTTTTGTGAGCATATAAGCCTTGTCTACTTTTATATTTTTTGTCACAACTGCATATAAATTCTGCAATGTTTTCGGATTTTTTCCCTATATTTGTCAACGTTATGTCAACATTTGTATTATTTTTATGTTTTGCTGTGGCAATATGTTTATTATAATCTTTTTTATCACTTGTAGCATAGTTACAATTAATACATACAAATTCGCACCGGATTTTTGCGGAGTTTTTTGTCAACATTTGTCAATTATATTTAATAGCAAAAATGTATTTATATTAAATATATATTTTATTTAAAATTCCGGATTTTTCCGGATTTCTTGTAAACAAATGTAACAAAAGTGTAAACAAAATATTACAAATTTTTCACATTTTATCACATTTTATCACATTTTATCACATTTCTTCATAACATTCAAACTTTTGTCACTTTTTATTTATGTTTTCAAAGCATTATTAACATCATATATGGTCACAAAAAAAAGCGGATTTTTGCGGATAATTCCGGAAAAACTTGTCAACAAATGTCAACAGCCTATTTTCACAAAAATGTTACAAAAAAAGTATGGTAAGGCGTTTTTTTTGCGTTTTTTTTAAATTATAAAGCTTAATGGTCTTGTTTCTAAAAAAACTGTTAAAAAATCAAAAAGTTTATTAAAGGTTTACAGTTTCTGAAATTGGACATTTATAAATGTCCTTTTTTCAAAAAAATCATGAAATATATTTCTGAATTTTTTGCACATATTTTACAAAGTTTATAATTAAGACCATTTATCATAAGAAAAGAAAAAACAGGTATTTTAGGTTTTTTAAAGAATCTTTTGTATTCCTTGATTCAGATTATTGGATAATTATTTTATTGGATAATTATTTTATGGATAATTATTTTATATATAATAATTCATTACATTTATTCAAATCTCTAATTACTCTTGCTTGGTTTGATTTTATATTTTTTACTAATTGTCTACCAAAAGAGTTAGCTGTATGCAAGCTTATAATTAACTTATTAAACTCTTTGGTAAAGTTCAAATCATATTTATTAAGTAATTTACTTAAGTCTATTAATAATTGGCTAGTTATTTCATCCTTAGTATTTAATTTTAAGCAGTCAATAACTTCATTTATAAATTGTTGCTTTTTATTAATATTAAAACTGCTTAGTGCTTCTTTTTCTTCTACAATAGTGTATATTACTTGCTCTATATTGCTATAATTTTGATTGTGATGTATTTCACTAAAAAATATATAATATGAATGCTGGTTTTCTTTGTTGGGATAACAACATATACCAAAATCAATTATACCTATTGCGTATTTTGGTATTAATGTATTAATTGATATAGTATCATCATCGTTTATATAAAAGAATACATTTCCACTATGTATATCACAATGAATAACTGAATGATATAAAATTCCTAGTATGCCAAATTTGTTAAGTATATATGATAATTCTTCTTTAATAGATTCACTCATATTTGCTATGTCTTTAAATTTTAATCCTCTAATGTTTTCCATTACTAATAGTTTGTCGTATTTTTCGGTAATCTCTCTATAAACTTTTGGAAATCTATATTCTTTATTATTTTTATATTTTTTAGAAAATATTTCTATTGACTCAACTTCTTTTATAAAACTCATTTGATCTAATAATATTTGTTCATTATCTAAAAGCAATTTTGTTATTTTGAGAGATTTTATATATGGAATACAGCTAGTTATATGCGATATGTATAACATTTCATCAAATACATTTGTAAATCTTTGCAAAATATTTTTCTTCAACATTTTAAAAATTACTTTATTATTAGAAGCATCAATACCATCAAAAACTAGTCCTACAATGCCACAATTTATTGGTATACTACTGGTCAAAGTTATTGAAAACTCGTTATGTAATTTATCTAATAACTCATATTCTATTTCATTAATGTTATAAGGAACATTATCAGTATATTTAAGCAAAAACTCATTTTCATCACTATTTAATATATTTTTATCTAAACATAGCGCTTGAAATATTTTCACATATACAATATTTTCACGCTCTAATTTGTCAGCTAGTTTTTGTATCAATAATAATCTAGTAGTAGGAATTTTAAATACATAATTTATACCTTTTTTACAGTAATATTCAATAAGTGCACAACTAATTAAGGTAAGCAATTTTGCTATGCGTATATATACACAAAGAATGTCAAACATGTTTAGCTTAATAACTTAATAATTATTAAGTTATTAAGTTATTTTTTATATCTATTATTTATGTATTATTTATCCATTATTTATGTATTCATATTAATAATAAATTCTTTTAGATTATAAAACATCTTTTTAAACATTAATCCAATTAGATTGTTCATATAAATAGGTAAATCATCTGTAATTGTTAATTGAAAATCTATTGAAAACTTAACATTAATTAATTTATCATTATTAGTATTATTATTAGTATTAGTATTATTATCAGTATTAGTATTATTATCAATAAAACTTATATAGGTTTTTCCAAAATTAAAAATCATTGGTTCGTATTTTTCATTGTTTAAATTTATTGATTTCAAATAATTATCTATTAAATCTTTGTTGTCATATATTAAATCTTTATTATAAAAGGTTACGTTATTATTTAAGTTACTTAAATATTTTGTAGTTCTAAACAAGACATATTTTTGTTTTATCCCTATTTCTTTGGTGATTTGTTTCAATAAAATACATACGTCTGTTTCATGAACATTTATAGTATCAAAAATGTATATTTTTTCTATTAATTCACCATTTACTTTTTCAAGTAACCCATAGATAGCACTACTTAAAAGTGAATCTATATTTACTTTGCGAGTATTTAAATTATTTATTTCAAATTGTATATTATATGCTTTATTGTTGCTAGCCGGTATTTTTATTTCGTATAGTAATAGTTCTCCTTTATTACATATTAATCTTGGAATGAACTGATTTTCCTCACTATAATTCATTTATACTTATACTTATAATTATAATTATAACATATGTTTATAACATATTTTTATAACATATTTATTAATATAAAAAATATTAAAAAATAATCTATTAGTTCATTTGCGTTAAATTCTTTATTTAAAATAGGTTCTCTCAATAATTTAAATTCAAAAAAATGTTGGTATTTCTTCTCTCCTCGTAATGGAATAATACTTGTATACTGATTTAACAATTCGCAAAAATGTGACTTTAATAATAAACTATTATACTTATATTTTTGCTTATTTGTAACATTTATTCTATTTAGACTAGTTTTCTCGTTTGTATAAAATAAATTTTCTTTTGTCCTATATTTATTATATTTAATAAAATTATGTTGAATAAAATCAGCATGTCCATATATTTTAGAATTTAATGTTTTATTAATACCATTGATTGATATTAAATAAGCAGCAGTGCTTCCGCAAACAATATGTGTATTATATGTATCTTTTGTCGGAAAAAAAGCATCACTATGTAATTGTATAATATCCCACTTGCTATCTAGTAATTGAATTTCATATATAGCTTCATTAAGGCGCTCATAGAATTCCTCTTTATTGTATAATGGAAAGGCATCATCTTCCATTATAAGAAAAAACTGCGTTTGATTATTTTGTTTTTCACTAAAATTAGTCTTTATATGATTACAACATAATATATGACTTAATGAACAACCAATTGTAGATTTTGGTACAAAATTTTTAACATAACTCGAAATATATTGTTGATATTCAAGTTTTAAATGTTCATTTTTTAAGGCATTAACCCCGCTAAATCTCTCAACTTGTAAACCAATATTTAATAAATATGGTAATTGTTTATCATAATTAGTTTTATAATCATCTAAATTTATTACAAAAGCTTTTAAATTACTATAATCTAAATTTATTGAATATTTGTTATTCATTAGTAGTTCCTATTAATAAATAGTGTGTTTTTTTTATATAAATATTTTTTTTATATAAATATTTTTTTTATATAAATATTTTTTTTATATAAATATTTACCATGTATAATTAATAAACATATAATTGCGTACTTTTTGTAAATATTTTCCAATCAAGCTATAATTTGAATCTGTTGTTAAATTTATTATTAGAGAGATTCGTTCTCCTCCAGCTTCTTGTTTCGATACTTTATGTAACACGTTATCACCATTATATACAATTGCCTCTCCAATAGGTATTATAATTTTCTTTTCATTTTTAGATTTATCTTTAATAGTAAGATAACTTGTATTAAATTCGTTCAAATATAATGGGATTATTACTGTATATCTTTTTCCCAACGAAAAATTTGTATCAAAATGATAAGACATAAAATCATTTTCTTTATATAACTGTATAACAAATGCTAATGGGTCTATAATTGGATTAATAAAGACTAATTTTTTTTCGTTTACAATAGTTTTAATTTTATCCAAAAAATCATTATTGTAAAATTTTGTAATAAAGTTACTACAATTGTTGGAAATATCATTAAAATTTAAAACTTTACAACTAGAATTATTAAAATTTAATAATGGATCTTTAACAAAACCTTTTTCATCTATTAAATTCACTAAATATCCCGAATTACTTATATCAATAGGAAAATAAGTAATAACGTCATTATATTTAAAATAATTTAAGGAACCAATAATAATAAATACTAATAGTACTATAAAAAATATAATTTTTTTATAAATTATCATAAATTATTATTTTATAATAATGTCATAATTTTATGTTATTATTAACATAATTTATTATTTTATACTTATTTTATAGTTATTTTTAAATAATATAATTAACTAATTTAAAAAGAATAATATAATATATTTAATTATAATACGTTAGTGTTACTATGGTATTAATGTACACAATTGCTGTTATTAAAGATAGGACAACGATTTATAGGAAAGTGCCATATGATTGTTTATCTTATAAACAAAAATTACATAAAGGTATTCTTAAATTAAATATTAAAAGTCCAATTCTAACTATTGGAGATAAATTGAAAAATGGCGACTTAAAAATGGCGTAAATAAAATGGCATAAAATCTAGACTTCTAAAGTTGTAATTGTGTAATTAATTCAATTAATGATTTGGGTTTTGGAATTAATGGTTGTTGCTTAGTTTTTCTTTCTCTTAATTTATGTATAAACCATGTATGTGGATTATTCATTGTTGGGTCAATTTCTAAATTTAGTTTAATAATTTGCGACCTACAATAATTGCTACAGCATAAACAATCAAATCCAAAATATAAAGTGCAGGTTTCAGGTATTTGTTTATTACACAAATCGCAATTAAATATCATAGCGTTAGTGCTTTAGTTTTAAATATATTTATAAAATTATTTTAAATATATTTAATAATTTTTTTGTATTATTCAATATTTTATGCTTAAATATCTAAACTGACAATATTTTTGTCGCTCTTTTGCTTGCGCTTAGATTTTGTAGGAATTTTACCGCTCATTAAATCTTTTAAGTCTTCAACGCTAATAGTGCTTGCTTCGTTATTTTTATTTTCATTTACATCAATTTGTTTGGTCTTTAATCCGCTCAATAATGAGGCAATGTTTTGGTTAGATTGTGGCGCTAGTGACGGCCCCTTCATTTCCGGGCGCTTTATACGCTCTTCGTCATATGGATTGCCCTCATTATTGCCCAAACTAGAACCACGTGCTGCCATAATATCTGGACGATTTCCAATATTTTGCATTCGTTGGCTGCGGTCTGCTAATTTTGTTTCGATTGGAGGTGGCGGAGGTCCCGAATTTACATTTGGCGGCATAGAAGCTCCAAACCCTGGATTAGAGCCATTTCCATTATTAAATAGACCATTCATAAACCCGCCTAGCCCTGGCTTTGTTTGACCCATTGTGTTAACAGCTGCTTGAGTAAATTGTTTCATTAATTCAGGATTTTGACGCATAATATCATCCATTCCAGGCATAGAAGATTTGAATAATGTATTTGACATATGAACCATCATAGCAGAACCACCTAATTGAAACAATAATTTCAATTCAGCAGACATTTTAGCTTTTGATTTATATTTTTCGTGCAATTCAGCAAAAATATCATCATATTCATCAATATTTTCATTTATTTGCTCACCCCAACCCTCTAATTTAATATCAAAAGGATCAAATTTTGTATTTAAAAATTCTAAACCAGTAATACAAGCCATCATCATTTTTCCTTGAAATTTAATAGCATTAGTTCTCTCTTTTTCAGCAATAATAGTTTCATATTCACCAATCATTTCATTTAAATTGGAGTCCATATTGTAGCGTTTACTTAATGAAACACCTTTCTTTTCTAAATCATCAAGCTTTCGTAAATATGTGAATTTTGCTTTTAATTCTTCCTCTTTTGTTAATTCGGGTTTTTGCTGTGTTTTATCTAGATTAACAGGAATATTGTTAAATTTACCAAAACCATCCCATGTTTTATTTTCATTCATATTTGCGGTAGACTTTCCAAGGTTTATATTATCGGAGTCATTATTTTTTGTAACAGGCTTAATATTTGCACCGTCATTTTTTGAACCACCAAATAAATCACCGAATATAGATTTTTTTTGAGAACTTCCAGACTCTTGTTTGTATTTAATTTCTTTATTTGTATTTGTGGCACTATTATCAGAGTCAATATTTATTTTGTTCATATCATTATTTTGTGTGCTTACTGAAGCAGAGTTTGTATTTTCAGAAAGTTCATTTAATTCATTTTCTAAGTTTGTAATATCTTCAATATCAATAGAAGAGGAGAATTTTTTATCACCTTTATTTTTTTCATTCATTAATAATTCTATACCGCCTCCAAAATTTGCTGATCTTCTTGTTGAACTAAGTTCTTCGTTTCTTTCATCATCATAAGGTTCACTAATTTTAAATTCAGTTAATTTAATATCTTCTATAGTTAAAAAATCAGGCTCTATTTCAACAATATTCATGTAATCTATTATGTTTTAAATAGAAGATTAATATTTAAATACTCCGCATTATATATTATATAATTTTTTTTATATTTTATATTTTATATTTTATAATATATAGTAACATAATTATGTTGTATCTGATTTATTATCTAAATAATAAATTCCTTGAAGTAAACAATCAGCCAAATCATCCTTTTTTGAATGTTTGACAAAGTAATCAAGGTCAGTTAACATATTTTTATTTTCCAATAATTGTTTGGTATAATAAATACTTAGTTTTTTTCTCTCGTTATATGAAATTTTTTTATCTTTGTCCCTATCTTTGTCTTTGTCTTTGTCTTTGTCTTTGTCTTTGTCTTTATCTTTATCTTTGTTTAAAAAAGCTTTTAATTTATTTGTAGCAGAAATAAAGATTATGTTATGATTATTACAGTCAATGAAATATTGTGAAACCATACCTTGTATAGACTTCATTCTATTAGCAATAGGACTAATTTGATTTTCAATTATAATTTGGTCTATAGACATAAGATCATAACTATTAAATAGCTCATTTAGTTCATTTTTAAGACTTATTCCCAAATCAATAAGATTTACATTATTAGCATTTATATTCTCAATAGCCTCGAAACAGGTAGTATTCATATAGTCTTCCAAAATTTTTATTAAGCCAGACTTATTTATAGGTTTTTCTAGTTTTAAATCATATTTTTCAATCAATGTTGAGAGATTTGCTACAGATTGCTTATGTAAAGTTTTTATGTTACATATTGGCAAACAATATTCGGTTTTTTTGGTGTGATTTTTACAATAAAAATTATCATTTTTATGAAAATTAGCCTGTTTAGAGCAAGTATTATTAGAACAAGGAACGAACTTATTACATAGGTTTATAACATCCCATTTTACTATTTTAAAGTCTTGTTGCCCATTTACAATGCTATTTTTATCCAAATTAACAACTTCTAAAATAACATATGCCAAATTTTTAATACCAATATCAATACTTAAAATTTTCATAGTGTTAATATATAGTTATTATATAGTTAGTATATTAATATACTTATTATATTAATATAAATTAGTTGTGATTAGGTTAAAACAAAATATACTAATATAATTTGTTGCTAATGCTTTATATTCTTTTCTTATATATATTAGCGTATAGCAGCAATACATATAGAATATTGTATTCTATTTAAATAATATATAAATATACCATATACGAAAGGAAAAATATATAACATTGTTACATAACCCGGACTTTTCATAAATATACCAGATATCAAACCACCAAAACTAAATAGAGATAATAATATTCCACATATTCCAAGAATATAAAATAACATACAATAATCTTTGCCTAAAGGCGCCATCAACCTATCTAAAAATTTCATTTTATAATAATAATATAATAAAATAATAATAAAATAATAATAATAATATAATAATAATAATATAATAATAATGTATTAATAATAAAGTAGTAATAATAATAATAATATAGTAATAATAGGCACTATATTATTATAAATAATTAAAATGTTATTTATAATGAAATAATTATTAGCGTAATGATACAATACATATTGAATAATATAGTCTTGATATATAATACATTAGTACATAACTAATTAAACTCATAACATATGCTCCCATAGCATAGCCGGATTTCTTTTGAAAAAATCCAAGAACAAACCCAATAGCAGCAAATGCGGCAAAAAGTAAACTTAGTAATCCTAAATAATAGAAAAACATACAATGATTTTTACCTAGCGGAGACATCCAATTATCAAAAATTGACATTTTATAATTATAATATAATAAAATATTTTATAATTAAAAATCAAATATATA